TTTATAAATGGTACTGGTATAGAAGTTCTTAAGGACCTTTTTGGAATAAAGTTCCGGGATAAACTTAGTGCTATCCACATAAGAAGAAGTAATACCAGTATAGTCAGTGTTAGTTGAAGGACGAATAGCCATAATTTAATTCCTTATTGTACTATGTCTCCCCTCACCGCAGCAGCATCAATCTTCGCTTCAATAGCCATAGCTTCTGAGTGGCGGCCTTTGTACTTGCCCCGGCTCAGGTCATCATAGAATTTATCTACGAATGCTCTTGAGATTTTCTTATTCTCTTGAGCGCCTGTTTGGGTGGAACCAACACCATTACCAACAGGAGTCACCTTATCGGCGAGCTTGTCAGTGGATACCTTTGCAGTACGAGACGCTTTATAGTCCTGCATGTATCTGATAATAAGTGCTGCATTCCCTTGAGCCTCAGCTCTTGCGAAGTGCTTGCTTCTTGGAAGTCCATCAACATCCAACTCTTTACACCATTCCATGAATTTAGGGTCAAAGTTGATATCTTTCCAATCTGGGAGTGCTCGTTCAATACGGCCTAGGAAGGTGTTATAAGCATCCTGTTGTGCAGCTTCAGCTTGTTTTCTCTCTTGCTCCCTTTGTTGCTCATGCAGCCGTTTGATTTCAGCATCATAACGGGCTGAAGCAGCGGCGGTAGCTTTCTGAGTCACACGCTTCATCGCCTCTACAGCTTGCTCTCCTAGTTGTTCCGTATCCTCAGGTGTAAAGGCTCCTTCGAGCGGGTCTACACTTGGTTGAGCTTCTTCCAACTTTTGAATCCGATCTTGCAGTTTATTGATAGTCTTCAAGGCTTCGGCTAGTTTAGCCTTAGCTTCGTAGGTATTTTCATCCCGTGAAGCACGGAGGTTCTTATACCTCAATTCCCAATTCTCTGTCTGTGGCTTCGGCTGCTCGTCCGTGGCAGGCTCAGGATTAGGCGCGACCAACGCTTCCTCCTCAGCGGGTGTCTCTTCTGCTCCAGCTTCAGTCGTGGTAGCTTCCTCGTCAGTGGTCTCTTCAGAGGAAGGAGTACCAAAAATCTTCTCCTCAAGTTCTTGCTCTTCTTTTGCTAAGCTCTCTATACTGTCTCGCATTATTCACCTTGGGTCAAGGGCCTTGTTAAGGGTTGACCTCTAGAATTTGAATTAATCTGTCTACAACACCCGAGGCTCCTTGGAGAAGCGAGGTGTTGCTGTTAGGGGTTTTAAGATCAGCTATAATCTTCTGATCTGATTTGTGTAGAAACTCAAGCAGGAGAGTAATATCTCCTGACTGGATTCTTTCTACCTCTTGGTTAGTTAATTTCTGTTTATACAATTTCCCAATCCTCTGCAAGCATATCAGTCTGTGATGCAAGCCAAGGAACAAGGCTTTTCGGTGCATCTTGATTATCTGTTTTGAGGCCAGTTGTGTTGATGTAGATAAAAGGAGACGTCATCTTTGAGAATGCGTCTGGAACTTGCAACTCAATAAAGATACCTTTACCATTCCAGCCTCTACGAGCAACTTTCTTGCCTTCTTTCAATGCTTCTATAGCTTTACCAAAGTTCATATTATTCCTTATACATTGTTGGCGTGGTCGCCATACCCTTCTTCATTGTGTATCAGTCTGTGGCAGTTAGCACAAACCATTATACATTTATCCAGTTCTTCTGTAAGCGTCTCCCATTTATAGCCTAGGAGTTGTGAAGGCTTGCACTCTTTAGTAGAAGGATCTATATGATGAAAGTCATATACACAAGGCTCAAATACTCCTCCACATCTTGCACACTTACCTCCCTTATACTCTACTGCCATAATCTTACGCTTACGGTGAAGATCTCTAGAGCGGATATTACCGCAAGCTATACATTCATACCTACCATACTCTTTCTTAACTCTCTTATGGTAGCATGTCCTATACTTAAATGTTGTTACTCCATGTATAGGGCAGTACATAACTACTCTTAAACCTTTTGGTTTGATCTTGTTCTTACCCATAATTTACACCGAGTTTGATTTGTCACCAGTTTTCAGACTCAAGGCAATAGCTTGATTAGCTCTATGCTCTTCACTAGCAGTCTTAATCTTAGTATCTTGCAGCTTTCCTGTCAGCTTACTAGCATCAGACTGTGCTCTTTGTTGCATGTCCTGAGCTTTAAGTTGTACATCTGCTTGGTCCTTCTGAGACTTCCTCTGGAGGTCAGCAGCAGTAAGTTGGTTTCTCTCTTGAGCAATCTTAAGTATAGTCTCATTCTGAATCTGAGCAGCCTGTACATTGTCAGAAGGAGCACCTTGGTTCTGTTCTTTCTTCTTGAAGTATGCTTTGATCTCTTGTCTGTTGGGGATAACATCTTCACCAAGATTAAGATCTTTTGTCATAGTTCTTAGGATCTCTGCTCTACCTGTAGGTCCCATAATCTCTTGGTCAGTAGCATTAGCAGTAGTCTGAAGGAACTCAATCCTACGCATCTGTTGTGCTCCTGCCATTGTAAGAGTCTGAGAACCTTTAGCAATTACATGGATGTCACCAGAGAAAGGAATATCTCCTTTTAGCATTACTGTAGCAAACTCCATCTCTACCCGTGGGATAATGATACCTTCGTCAAGGTGACGAATAGCATCTTTAATTCCCTTAGATGCACTATCAAGGAGCATGGCCATACCACTCGCTGTGTTATGAGTTACGATGAAGTTGTCTACAAGGAACCTATGATCTGCTGCATCCACTTCAATACAGGTTGCTTCATGCTCTCCTATATACTCTATCTTATCTATATAGGTGTGTCTCTTAGCCCTGCACTTAAACCTTGTTATTTTTCTTGTCAGATGCACTGGAGCAAAATCTGTGTAAAAGGCTATTCTGTACCCGTCTACCCTGTTTTCTCTGGGGTCTACCCTTTTCTGGATAGATTTTACCGTACCTCCTAAAGATTTCACCAGCTCTTTAAAATCTTTAGCAAGTTGCTCAGATACTGTAAAATAGAAACAATCTCCGTTCTTAGAGATGCACCCATCTGTATCCATCATGCCTTTCAGCACTTCTTTACGAACAGTTATAGAGTTTCTTAAATAGTCTTCAGGTATGAATTTGTTATAACAATTGGCACCACCTAAATACTTGTAAAGCTTTTTGCTGATGCCAAGGATAGTTTGTGACCAAGCTTTATTATCCTTCTTATGATCTATCTTTCCTAGTTTGTATGGAATCCTGTCAAATACTTCTTGATCCATAGAGGTCATCCTTGCCCTCTTATCACCATCTCCAAGAATAGCTCCAAAAGTATAAGGGTCTATAGATACGTCTACAGCATCATAGCTTACTGCCTCTGTGTAAGGTAACATCCATTTAGATCTCAGCCCATTAGGGCTTGCCTTAGTTTTTCTAAAGAGGCCCTTATCTAATATCTCCTCTGTAGTCAGTGTCCTAAAAGGCCTGTCATTATGGGAGCGGACTGACCATCTATGGTTCATGTCACAATCTACAATCTCTCCATTAGAGAAGGTAAGCCTGAATATATCAGACACCCCTTGAGGGTAGACCCCTTTGATTGTAGAGCAAGACCCATAGGTGTTGCATACTCTGTCACCTACCGAAAGGTCACAGATAGCTACTGTACCAGAAGGCGTCACAACCCTTTCATAGTTTGCTAATGCTTGTCCAGCTCCACCATTCCTGTCATTACCGTAGGCATAACGAGGAATCATAGTAACATCATCTGCCCTTACTTCAAACTCTTTGTACACAGCAAGCAGCTCAGCAGCTACTGAAGGTACAAGGATGAAGTTCACTGCCTTACCAGAGCCACCTGAAGGGTCACTGGTAGTTTGTATAATATCAAGAGGTCTAAGAGAGTGTACCTCCTGACCATCAGCTAGACGGTCAATCACAACCTCCATGATAGGGCCAGATGAAAGGCCCATGTTGTTACTTAAGGCTCTTGCACAAGCATTACACATCTTTTGAATATCTCTCATCAGATAAGGAGGAGCGGTTCCCCATATACTCCCAGGTCTCTTTTGGTAACTGGCAGAGTAGTAGGGTCGCCTTCCTAAGATGTCATCATTCAAAACACATTTAATAACCTCTGATCCTACGAGGATAGCTTCAATCTCTACCTCATCGTCAGGGTCTCTCTCTGTAAGTTCAGGGTCATCAACACCCCACTCTACTAGGAGCTTCACAGGAGCAGTTCCAAAGAAATGCAGCCCATGGTATACGTTCTTGTTGTAACTGTCTACAGAGTCCCTCAGCTCTTCCTGAGCCTTCTCCTGTTCAATGTTTGAGTCATATGCTTCAGGCTGCCCTTTACCTTCGTTATTAGACAACACTCTTCTGATAGCATCAGCATCATAGTTCTTAGCATTAATCAGAGATGCAATCTCTTTACGAGACATACGAAGATGCTCTATGAGATCTCCATCATTAACTGTAGTAGCTTCAGGAGCAGGATACATGTCAAGAGGAGATACCCTCTTGTTCATCATCACATAGTCTTTAGAAGGTACTGCCTCACCATTCTCCCATTTAAGTCTCTTCTGTACTGTTACTATTGGACCTTTGAGGAATGCTGTAGGAAAGATACAGAAGTCATCAATAACTTCAGACAGTGCATAATCCCACTGCCCTTCCTTCATACCATCCTTGATCTTCTTCTCTATGAGATTAAAAGCAAAGTCTGCCTCTTTATTAATCTCATTAAGTATGGCAGAGTAGAGGTCTCTCTTCCTTTCATTAATCTCTTTGAGAGTCTCAGCAGCATCAGGAGCCTGTTGTGGCTGGCCTTCTTGCTGTGGCTTCTGTTTACCCTCTTCTATCATTCTCTCGAAGTCTTTAGTTACTACCTTAGATATCTTAGCTACAACATCATCGGGTAACTCAACCTCTGGAGTAGTCTCTATAGAGAAGGCATCTTCTTTACCACCAAGAAGAATGTCCTTGATCCAACTGATAGCTGCCCTTACCTTTGTAGAAGTAAGGTTCATGAAGATCTCTGAGCCACCCTGTGACCTGATCTTTGCAAGGTCACTTGGGGAGTACTGCCCATTGTAATCTCTAAGAGAGTCAAGCAGGAGCTTGTTTACTCCACTAGTCTCTCGTGCTTCTTTGTTATCTTGGAATGATTTTAGAATATGTAGTCTAAGAGAGTTTACCATCATCTCTTTGGACATGCCCTCTGTTACACTATCTAGCCCATCAAGATGCTCCTTGACTAGCTGATCTATAGATACAACCTGAACTCCAATACCTTCCATACTCTTCCTTGCCTATGTCTGTGCCCGTGGGCTTTAGTATCTCTAGAGAGAGATGTTGGCTAATCCCACGAAGTTATTGCCTTCCTTAGAGTAGGATTACTGGTTCAATATCAAGTTTGGTTATGTGTTCCTGTACTCGCTGCACACCAGCATCAAAGTAATCTTTATCCATCTCAATACCTATAAACTTACGTCCTGTATTAAGAGCTGCAATTGCTGTTGAGAATGACCCTGCTGTAAAATCAAGGACAGTCATACCCTCTCTCGTATATGTCTTGACAAGGTACTCTAGTAGGTCCACAGGCTTCTGTGTAGGATGAAGTGTATTGTTACGGCCTACACTGGGAAATGTTAGAACCTGTCTGGGATACCCTGTACTGGTCTGTGTGTATGTACCTGGTTTCAAACTATTATAGATTATAGTACCACCACTACCTGTAGAATTCCCCGTAGATGTTTGCTTATTACAAGAGGATATACCTTGTGGTTGGTACAGGCACTGCTCTTGGTAGAAGATGCTAATATTCTCAATGCTCCTTAATGGTTGTTTCTTAGCATTAAGGAAGCCAGATGGTCTAGACTTCTGCCATACCCAGTCATATTTGTAATCCTTCTGGTTACTGAGGCGGAGAGCACTGGAGAATGGTTCAGTCCCAAACAGGGCGATAGCTGCATTACGTTTGATAACTCTATAGATGTTTTCCCACATAGGTTCAAAGGGAATAATAGAATCCCAATGACACTGAGTTACACTATAAGGTATGTCTGTTAAGACCATATCAACACTACCAGCTTCTATCTCTTGCATCCTAAGGAGGCAGTCACCTTTCATCATTAGGTTCATATCCAACTCCTCCTAATAACTGGCAGTGCTTTAGTTCGTCTTCTTCTCATACTTAGTGCAGAGTCCATGAGGGAGTAAGCAAGAGCATCAGCAGTATTTGGAGAAGGTATCTTCTTACCTGTATTGTCAGTCATCCTTTTCTTGGATGTCAACTGCTCTGCCATTTTAGCACTGTAGCCCCAAGTCATTGTACCTAACTCTCTCTGTAGCCCTTGATGGTTAGGTATTGATCCTGTTACTAGCCACTCTCTCACTTCTCCCCATAACTGTGTTCGTATGTTAGCATACTGTCTTGGGTCAGAAGAAGGGAGTGAGGAGCGTACATCTACTACTGGAAGTCCTACTTCTCTACATCTATCAGCAACAGGCCCACCCACTCCATCAGCATCCATATAAATGACTGAGGCTTGTGTAGATGAATAAAGATCTCTGAGCTTAGATACTATAATCATTGTATCATCTGTCTGGAACTCATAGATGTCTAACACCTTACAGCCTTGTCTCACACAGAATACTGTAGAGTCACCAGACTTACTACGTCCTACATCTACACCAATGACTATAGGGTAGGAGATGTAATCTCTCTGGTTGACTATACGTTGAGAAGCATCTTCAACGAGAGACATAGGGATGTAGGTGGAACCATCTGATCTGGCAAACTCGCCCATAATCATGACTCTCCACTCATCTGAGTCTTCTCCGTACAGCTCTCTGATCTCTTCTATAAACTCTGGTGATGTCTGTTTACTATGGAAGGCATCAAAGGTCATTACATTCCAACCCTTAGGCTTCTTAGTAAAGAGGTCTGTGTAGAAGGGCTGACTGCCACGCTCAGGGTTAGATACAATAATTACATAACCACCACCATGAGCAGTACCAAGAGAACCAAGTGCATTAGAGAATGTACTATCTGGGATACCTGAACCTTCATCAAAGAGGTAGACTTGAGTAAAAGCATGGACACCTGACTGACGCTCTCGCTTCGTTGATTGAGCGGAGATGCACACAGCCATCTGTGTCTCATCATCCTTGAGTACTACTTTATCATACTTGACAACTATATGTGCTGCAATCTCAGGTAGCATTCTCTTGTGGTGCTGATTACACTCACGCATAAATACATCAATGAGCTGGTCATAAGAAGGAGAGATTACCCGAATGTTCGTATCAGGATAACAGAACAAGAACATCAATGTCAAGCCTGCTATAAGGAATGTTTTACCTGTACCCTTAGATGACTTAACACAGATACGACAACCAACCTTAACATTCTCAAGGAACTCTTCTTGTTGTTCATCAAGCTCTACTCTGAGTACATCTGTAAACCACTCTTTAGGCTTATCATGAAAATATAATTGAAGCTGTTCTAGTAGTACCTGCTCTTTACTCTTTTTGCTCATAAGCAGATACCCCCTCTTCTTGCTTTATCTTTTCCATTAGAATCTCGAGTCCACTTCTTGCATCAGTCTCTACTGTTTCTATCCTGTCAGTGAAGGCACCTATAGTTCTCCCCAACATTTCAATTGCCTTAAGAAGGTTCACTCTCTGCTTAGGGTCATCAGTGCATATCTCTTTTAACTCATCAATCTGAGCAAGAAGCTCTACCTGTATATGAGGCTTCTCTATGTTACATTCTTTAAGACGCTTATCATACTCTGCTTTGATAATAGCTTTTATCTCAGGTATCTCTCTTAGGAACTGGCCTCTAATTCTAAGAACATAGTCTTTAGTTTGTTTCTTGAGATTAGGTGCTATCCCTTTATCCAATCCTGACTGAGCTAATGCAAATGTATTATCATTTGTTTTACCAAAGTAGTAGGCATATGCTTCACCTTGTGATTCTATCTGAGAGAGGAAGTCACTTGTTAAGAACTTAGTAGGATTGATACCTTGCTGTACTGTCATCTTGGTGTCATCTGTTCCTACAATCAGATCATTTGTCTCACGGATGGTATTCATTTCCTTGAGAGTCTGTTGGATCATGTTTGAAATGAACCTTCTGTCTCTGTTTACTTCCTTAGCAATGTCTCTTACTGGAACACCTTTGGAGTAATCACTAAGGATCTTGTACTTTTGAGCATCTGAAAGACCCTCACGCTTAATTACTTCATTCAAGATGAACCTCTGTGGTAGATACTAACAGGTTCTTAGGTACTAACATGTTCTTAAGAGTCTGTAGTTGTAGTTAATCTTCTTTTGTCTTTGTAGTTATCTAACTTAAGATACACTATTTGATTATATATATGTATATTATTGAGTATCTTAAGAACCTCTTGAAGATACTGTAGGGAGAAGGGAAGAATCTTTGTGTATCTCCTTTGTTCTTACTACTATATAGCATCTCGTGGGGCATTTGTCTAGTAAATAGTTAAAATAATCCTAGAGATTACACTAACTATCTGGGGTAAATGGGCAGAATCCCATTGTTTTCTGTCAGAATCCCTTTAAATGGCGCGTAGGGGCTACCACCCCGCCCGACGGGGGTGTCGTCCAGAAATCCGGGGTGGGCCCCTAATTCTCGACCGGGGCGTCTCTCTAGAGAGGCAGAATCCCCTTAAGACCAGTAAAGTGCAGGGAGAAGGATGGCAGAGGCCATCCGGAACCTGCATAATCTTAACAGGAGATAGAAGTATTTATCTTAAGGTGAAAGCTAGAATCCCCTTAAGACCAGTAAAGTGTAGGAAGTAAAACCATAAACCTTAACAGGTTATGGCACTATGGAAGTACGCCGATAGAGGGTGGAACTCGTACCACCCCTATATAGCCAAACGATCTTTGACATAATTGTTACTTTCCCGGATAAGGGCTGACTTTGCATGAGGTAGATAGTATCTCGCAAATGTAGAGTAGAGATTTATTGCAGGGATAAGAAGAGAATGCACTCTCTGATAAGGTAATAGGGTAGTAACTAAACCCAATAACATAAGTCTGCACTGTCTACCAGACTATAAAGAAAAGATAAGGGATTAAAATACCCTTAAGGACTAAGGCCGGATGCGGGCCGAATATAAATTAAATCATAAGCGAAAGTTTGATATATACTTGATATATCCCTTGATAGTTCACAAGGTAAAGATGAACAAAGATTAATCCTCAACTAAAGTAAGGCAACTACGGTGATGCAGAAAAGCTAACGTAGTTTATGTACAGATAGGAGTCATAAGGTCATAGGACTTTATGACTCCAATTGTGTAAATAAACACTAAACAAGGGACTGAAATAAAATCCCTATACTAAAGGAGAAGTATCATGAACGAAAGAATAGTAAGTTTGATTTCGGGAGTAGTAGAAAGAGAGTATAATAAGCAATTTAATACCATGCTGGATAATCCTCACCCAGAGGACGAAGCACCACTGAAAGAATTATCTTCCAGGGCATACGACCTGAAGAGGAGTTTTGAAGAATGGCGAGCAGACGATGTTCGCCAGTGGTGCCAGAGAGTCATGGATCCAGAGTGTTTCAAAGGGTTTGTGGACTGGTACCTGGTACAGCGTGCTGCTGCACCTGAAATACTTAGTATCATTAATAAGTATTTCAGGTGATTATGTGCTAAACTATGTTTAGATACAGATAAAAGGATATCTGAAATGGTAAAGAAGACAATAGCAGTAATAGCAGTATTCATGTTCTTTGTTCTGTCTACATACCTTATAGGGTATGAAGTAGCAGAGCAACAAGAGAATGTACAATTTCATTATGAGGTGAACTAATGACTATTCAAAAAGATTACCGTGAATTGAAAGGAAAGGTATCTGAAGACTTCATGCAACAATTATTTATAGAGTTGACTGAAGAAGAGTACAGAGAAGAGAAGGAAAACTGTGCCCTTATCCCCCCTAAAGGAATCAAGAGAAGCACCTTGTATTCGTCGGCTTATGGGGAATCATGATGAAAACAATACTTGTCTCTAGAGAGAACCGAGCCGAGAGAAAAGCTCAGCGTCTCTCTAGAGACATTAAAGTTAGAGGCTACATTGAAAGCCTCAAAAGAGAGAAGAAAGAAAGATTCTTCATAAACCAAAACAAAGGGATATTATTATGAACATGACATATGGAAGAATTAAGGCAGAGGATATTACAGGTGCAATGAAAGCATCCTCAAGCGCTATGACCCATGCAGAAAAATGCTCCAACGATAGGGGGCTGGTCTGGAATCAGACCGTCTCCATTATTATGGAAAGGGTCTCTATAGACCCTGCAACTGTGGAGCCGACAAAGGAGAGTATCCAGTCTGTCGGGCAAGTTTTGAAAGAGACTATGTCGGCCCATATCCAATCAAGTGTTACTATTCCAGAGTATGGCACCTCAACGAAAGGAGAAAAAGGCTGGAAAATCCGTAATAAAAGTGGAGAACCGCAGTGGTTCTCCTGGGTAGAAACAAAAGTCATTTGGGGGTACCTTGGTGATGTTGCCAAGGTACTCTGTTATGGCCTTAGTGGTACTTTATACCCTGAAAAATATAAGGTGGCATCACGCTGTGAAATCCTTAAAGCCTGTAAGATACCTGAAACTCCCCTTAAGGCAGTTGAAAGGCTCACAACTGCCCTCCAAGGTAATCTTGACAAGATGGAAACACCCGTAGATGTTGCCTTTGCTGCCAATGCAGTGAATAATCTGATGGTGAACAACTACGAACCTAAGAGTGAGGCAGAGGCACTCCTGAAAAAGTTGAACATAGTCCTTAACGGCTGCAGTAGGGCCGAAAAGAACAATCTTCAGCCAATGATTGCAGCCTTGTTGCCGCACTTTGCATAAAGAACAAGGGCCATAAAATTGTTTATGGCCCTACTAATGAGGTGCAGTCATACGTATATCTGGAAGTTTAAGTATAGACAGAGGCCATAAAGTTACCTTTATGGCCTTCATTGTGTACTTAAACAGCTGTCTCTCTAGAGAGACGCTAGAACCAGTCATAAGAGAGGTTACAGAATGAATCTCGACAATGCAGAATATGTCGGAGAGTTAGAGGCTGAGGATGGTATCTACAGCATTCTTAAGACAGATACCACCCTTATTTATGGGACAGTGTGCGACACAGGGCTCTGTCCTATTGGTTCTATGGAGATAGATGATTGCTTCTCCATAGATGAAAACTTGTCGGCTCTTGTCGAGCAGATTGAGGCAGCAGAATGAAAAAAGAAATAGTCTACTTCAACATGAAAACAGCGGAGGGTATAGAAACAGTGGACGAACTCAGCACTGAAGGTTTTGAGAACTACTATACCTTCAACAGGGAAGTTAGGTATCTTACTGAAGAGTATAGGCTTGCTGGCATGGATGTCTATCTATCTCAAAGAGCTTGCAAATCATGGAAAGAGGTGGTAGAATGAAGAGAGAAGTCTTAGAGGAATTGGCAAGTCTTGGCAGAACTACTGACACAGGCCCTCAAGAAAGAAGTTATAATTAAGGAGGACGGTACTATCTTAGCAGATGGTCTTGAGGTATCTGAAGACCGCTGGGGAATGTGGAAGAGGTACCTTCAATGGTAAGGTATATGATGAGCATTCTAATAGTAGGCCTGTCTTCATACCTTATAGGGTACGAGATAGCAGAAGAACATGAGAGCGTACACTTCAGCTATGAGGTAAACTAAAGGGGAGAACTGTTTTACTAGTATGAATAACGTCTCTCTAGAGAGACACTAAAACAAGGAGAGTAACAATGATTAAAGTAGATGATATGAAGTGGTCGGACCTGGAAGGCATGGTAACTAGACGTCTCTCTAAACTTGCCATGTGTAAGAGGGGTACTCTGAAGACAGAGATCAATGAACGTGAGGAAGCACTGGGGAAACGCCCTCGTAAGACAGAAGAGGAGATTGCAGGAGACCGTAAAGCTATGGCCTCAGACCTTAAGAAAGCACTCACTCCTACCCTGAAAGACTGCATAGAGCTGGACTATAATGTCCTCTATAAAAAGATAGATGATAGAGTGAGGAGAGTACAGAAAAAGTATCAGCAGGAGTATGCACCTGCCGCTGAATGGGATAAGAAGATGGCCTCTCTTAAGGAAGAGTACAAGGCACGTGAGGCCCAGCTGGATGGTGACTTCATGGATGTTGAGGATAGCTTCAAGCTGGGCATTACACCTATCACTGACTTCCCTGCCGAGTACGCCTCTCTAGAGACAAGGAGCTGGTGACATGAGAGAGTATGCAGATCAGAGGATGATTGATATTCTTGGGAAACCTTTATCATACCACCGAGGTGCTACTGTATGGAATACAGAGATGGAGAGTAGCTATGTACACTCATATAATAACTCACCTATCTCTAGTATGTTCTGTAAGAGATTGAAAGAAGCGGAGAAGGTAGGACAGGAGAAGTACCTACCTTCTCATAAAAGAGAGACAGCTACCCGTGAGTGTCTCAGAGAGATAGAAGACAGGATCATACAGACACTAAAAGATAATGGCTTTCGTATCGTCTCTAGTAAAGAGATTGCAGAGCTGATAAGTGAGGAAATCAGAGAGGCATACTTGACTCCGGGTTACAAGGAGAAGGTACAGGAAGCAAAGGAAAGGGCAGAGGTAGTAATCAAAGAGTGGGAAGAATTAGTAGCACGTCTTGAGACCTTGCATACTAACTGCATCCTTGGTCTTGAGGAGAACCCACCAGCAGCTTTTAGAAATATAGAAAGAGAGTACAAGGTATCTCTAGAGAGACCTGTTGTACCCTGGGACTCAGAAGAAGAGTCATACTTTACAGAGGAGAGTGAACAATGAAGTACAGACAATGGATGCGCCTTCAACTCAAGAGTGAGATGAAGCCAACTAGGGGGAGAGTTAGAAAGATACTGAAGATGGCTAACCGTAAGCCTACATTGAGAAATCAGGTGATGTTCTCGATGGGTTTCTATGATGAGTTAAGATAAGGGAGATCATAGTGAAAATATATAAAATTGAAGGTAAGAAATACTTAAGACATCCAGCTTCAGCATCTTGGGGTTGCACAGGGTGTGCTTTTAAGCATACCGAAGGATGTTGTATGATAGATCTTCCAAGCCATGTGACATGCCGGGATGGTAGCAATCACTATATCTTCAAGGAGGCACACTCTACATGGGCTGATGATGTAGAGATGAGACGTACACAAGATGGCCTCTGTATTGTAGCAGTACAGAACTGCTCAGATGAGCCGACTATCTGTATTCTTCATAAATATATATCAGCAACTGAAGCTGTTGTAGAAATGGAGGGTGGTAAGGCTATGGTTGTTAAGATAGACTGCCTTAAATATCTGAGAGAAGATGATTGAAGTCAACCTCAACAGCCAGAGTATAAACCTTCTGGCTGTATATTGTACAATGCAGATGATGAACTCTGCTCTGTCACCTGATGATAGGAGAGACTCTCAGAGCCTGCTCAGAGACATAGATAGTATGAGGGGTACTCTGCTATGCCTTTCATCTATACATTCAATGAAGGGCTATGTGAGGGCCTCTGAAAGGGTAATGAACACGTCTCTCTAGAGACAAGGAGAACAACAATGAGTAAACGTCCAGAGTTTAAAGAAGGGACATTCCCTTACAAGACTGAGATGCCTGAAGGTGCCAAGGAGATCCTGCTTGGTCTTGCAGCTGTAGTAGTAGGTAGTAAGAGTGCTCCTGCGGAATATCGGGAAGACTGCCTGGCTTTTATTGCACAGACAAAAGCATCCAATGAAGATGAGATCCTCATTACCGATAACAAAGGGGCATGTGGCTATATGGAAACCAGTATGATGGTTGAATACTTTGCAGAGAGGAAACTAAATTGAGTAATACTATTGATATGCCAAAAGAAATTGTAGAGAAAGTTATTGCAGTGCTTACACGTCCTGGGGGAGGAGTAAGTGGAGACCAAAGAGAAGGTATTGACACCTTAAAGAGTGATCTCTATAATATGGTAGGAGATAAGCTGGTACTTTCAACAGGCTTCTCTGCCGTTGCACTTGTAACTATCCTGAAAATGATGGCAGGGACTAGATCATGGTAGATATTTTCTCACTCAGAGAAGCAAGCATGTTTGCAAGAGCATTAGCAGGAGGTAATGGAATACATGTTGAAGAGGCCCGTGGTCCAGTAGTACCAGTGTCAATGAAGGATGGTACCATCATCATAGGTGAGCCATCCATCTATGACGCTGATGAATACATGGGTAATCTACACAGAGAAATCTCTAAGCAGATGAAGGACATGAAGTTCTTCTATGACATAGATGACAAGGATGAATTTGCAGCAGCAGCAAGGGACATTCTTCAGAGTCAGAGAACAGAATACAACAGGAGGGGGGAGTTCCAAGGCAGAGATAAGATCCTGTCTAAGCACTACGCTGATACATGTAAGAAGAATGGGGGCATAACTAAGGTAATTGAAAGGGTAGAGGAGAGTTCCTTGACCCTTGCAGCCATGGTAGCAATAGGTAATGACCTTAGGAATGACTGGCAAGGATACCAAAGTGCTGAGGTATCCAATGAAGTACAACAGGAGATTAATAGACTCTCATTTCTCAGGGATGAATGGCTGAAATTGGATTCTTTAGTCTCTCTAGAGACACTAATCAAAAGGATACAACATGAGAACACTGATGATGGAGATGGAAGCAGAGGCGAAACGTCAGATCAGGGAGATGATTCAAGAGGAGATGAGGGAGGAAGTCAACCAGATGGAAAAGATTCAGAGTCTTCAGGAGAGAATCAAGACTCTGAAGAAAGTGACTCTCAAGAAAGTGGTGGAGAATCAGGAACTGAGGGAGGAGAATCAGAGGCTGGTGACTCAGGCTCTGACAATCGTGAGTTACATGGGGATAGAGGAGGACAACAAGAGACTGAAGAGG